AGCATCTTTACCAATTCCAGTATTATTATCTCCTGAAGTTAGTCCATCTAAAGCACGCAGTCCAACACCAGTGTTTTGTATAGCAGCATTTAAAGTTCCTGTTGTTGAATGACCTACTAATAAACTGTCTGTAAAATTTGTTCCTGCAAGTTTACCAGGCACTGCAAGGTAAGTAGCATCTAGTCCATCTAATAAATTTAATTCTGCTGCTGTTGAAGCAACAGCTGTGCTTCCTAAAGTAAGTTGTCCGTCAGGTACAATAAGACCTGCTCCACCATTAAATATTAAATCATCTGCTGAAGTGTCCCAAGTAACATTTGCACTTGCTGTATCTCCGTAAAGTATAACATCATATCCCTGATCATCTGCACCAACTGTTAAAGTTGCATCTAATTGAACTGCGCCATCAATATCAACAGCGTCTAAATTTGTTGTTCCGTCTATATCTGCATTTCCTGATATATCTAGTGTTGCAGCATCTAATTCACCTGATAAGGTAATATTAGTAGCACCAGTTATGGCACCATCCATTGCAACTGCACCATTAATATCTATTGTAGTTGCATTAATTTCTATTTCAGTATCTGATACTAAATCTAAAACACCATCTGCTGATTGGTGTATATATGTTCCTGTATCACCAAATAATAATTTCTCTGTGCTATTCATTAGGACTTCATCTGAGAATTTAAAGTAATCCTCATCTTCCATCCATGTTAATACACCATCACCTGTTTCACCATCAAAGGTTACAGCAATATCTGTACCTGCTGTAGCATCACCAATAGTGATTGCTGTGCCTAATAATTTTGTTACTGGTCCACCTTCTGCAGCTGTACCATCATGGGTATGCCCAGATGCTGCTACAAATGCGGCTAAGAGTTGATCAAATTCATCATTAATATCCGATGCTTCAATAACTGCACCGTCTGTAATGCCTGCCGAACTCTGTCTTGTATATGTTGCTCCCATTTTATCGTCTTCCTCCTGGTACGAATTCTAATTGAAATCCTCGGATTGACCAAGGTAAATTAGTACTTGTGTCTGTTATTTTTACTGCAACAGCAAATCCTGATCCTTCAACTGATTTTCTAGTAATAGGTAAATCTCCTTGACCATAAGTTGCTGTCCATATGCCCCTGTACCATAATAAGCACCACTTCCTGAAGAAGTTAATGCAATTAAAGCTGGTTGGGGTGTTTCTCTATCATTATAATTATATTGTAAATATAAACTTGCACTGACTTCACCTTCAGGTTTCCAGTTTAAATTTACTCTTTCCATAGATTTTCTAATTCCAGGATCTCCCATTGTCATATCTGGAGATCTGTAAGTTGAATCTAAAGCTGCTGTATCACTAGCTCTTGTCCAAACATTTCCTGATTCTTGTTTATAAATATATCCATCATATCCACCATGGACTACTGTTTCTTCATTACTAATATAATCTGAATCACAACAAGAAACTTTTAATCCTTTTATATCTGCATATTCATACCCTAATTGATTTGTATTAGGATTAACTTTAATACAAGCTAAAAGTCCTTTTGAACTACTTTCAGCTCCATCTGTAGGATAAAATAAACGATACTGTGATTTATCTCTTATAACTAATGAAGTTACATTATCATATTCAATATCATTAATTCTATCTTGTACTTGTTTTGAAATAGTACCAAGTTCAACATCACCAATTCTTTCTGTACCTGCAATTGTTCTTAAACCATCTGCAGATAAAAATATTAAATCTCCACCTATTTCCTGAATAGACTGATTAGCAATTGTACCAACATTTTTAGCAACTTCGGCTAATGCAAAATTACTTGAACTAGTTCCTGTTATTTTATAAATTCGTCTTTGACAAAATACAAATAATTCATCACGGAAAACTTTTAATCCTGTAACAACATCACCAACTTTAACGGATCCTCCACCAGTATCAAAATCATCTTCTGTAAAAGGTCCTGAAAAAATAATATTATGAGTTGCATCAGACATTCCCGCATAAAACATATGATTAGCAAAAGATTTTACATATTTAGGTGCAGTAGGTGCTGTCCCGCCACCTGTTGCATTAATTATATCTTCAGTATAACTGGTATTTAAAGTAAATGCATTTGTAGAACCTGTTGCAATTATAATTTTACTTGTTCCATCGTAATTAAATTTATCAAAATCATAAGTATAGGTACTTCCTTTACTTGTAGCTCGTGATGTCCATGATCCGCTTGTTGTTCCACTATAAACTGTTCCACCACGTCCTGCTATAATAATATCATTAAAAATAGCCGATAGTAAAACTCTTTCACTTGAAGAAGCTACTTGGGGTACGATTGTAGAATTATATTTTGTTGTACCATTAAGTCGTCTATAACCCCCCTTAACAGAAGGTTCAAAATTACTTAATTGTAAAGCTTCACCAGGTTGCATATTATATACATCCTTATTTAAAACAAGTCCTCCACCACAACTTGCTGTGTAGGGTGTTATTTGTGAAGTATCTGTTCCAGCCATTTATTTTTATACTACCGTAGTTGTAATACTTTCAGCAATGGTATCAGATCTCATATAATCTGCGTGTGTCCCATAGTCTGTTTTTAATAATTTTAATTTTCTTTGATAATCTCTATCTGCTAATTGTGCATGTTGAGGATCTGATCTTAACATATAAACATAATACTTTGATCTATCAACTATTAAAGATCCAAATCTATCAGGTAATCCCATGGTATCACCATGTGCAGATAACTCCGTATGAGTTGCAAAATAATCATAACTAACTGTGTACTCACCCTCACTTGGTTTAGGACTTAAAATAAAAGAACCATAATCAGGTTTTCTTATTACTTTTGCAGGAAGTCCATAGGCACTACTAACATTTACATCATCTGCAACTTTATTAGTTTGTAAATAAGTATCGTATGTAATATGTGCTAATTTTTTAGGGGCAATATCACTTCGTGATACTCTAACATAATCAACATCCATATTATTTGAATCACTATTAATTACAGTAATATAAGTTGCTACTTGACTTGCACTAAAAGTTGTATCTAAAACTTTTCCTTCACCATAATTAGTTACAGTTAATGTTGTATTTAAATCAGTTGTAGCATGTGCCGCATTACCTATTTTAACAGCTAAACTAGAACCTCCTGATGCTGAATCAATAACTCTTACTTGAACTTTATAAGTTTTATTTTTTACAGTAGTAATTGCTTGTGATACTGCAGCATCATTTAATCTACATCTTCCATTACCACCAGAGTTATATGCAGGAGTTCCCTCTCCTACAGCTCCAGTTGTAGCATTTGTCCAGCTACTTATATCTGAAGTAAATTCTCCATTAGTAATTAATTCTGTTGGCTTTAAAAAAAAAGACTCAAAGTCCACTCTACGCATATTTGATGGAAATGTATATTCTCCATCTCCTACTTGAAGGGCTTGAGTCGTTGTTGTGTGTAATAAAGGAAGCTCTGCTCCCTCATTATAAATATCGTGAATTGATTTATTAATTAAATCTTTAACAGCCGTTTGAATTCCTCGGCTACTAGAAAAATTTGATGAAGTCATTTCAACTTCATTAAGTTCTCTCAGAGTCCGATTCGATAAAATTAAGTATGTAGTAGCCATAAATTATTCCTTAGTATTATCATTTGTAAATTGTTCACAACGAATAAGCAAGCGTTTAATTCTCGCCTCGGCATCGTCAATTTGTTTTTTTAAATCAGTAATCTGCGTTTTTAAAGCAGCATTATCAGACTTGTATTCTTGAATTATCTCAAGAAGTTGATTTCTTTTCTGATAACTCATTGAGTAACTTTACAATGTGATCTAGTTTATCACCTTGAGAAGAAACTTTATTCTCTAAATTCTGTATTCTATTTAATAAGGTAATATCACTACTACCCGCTGGTTCCGATTTCATACCTGAAGTTAAATCATAAGTAGTCATAATTATCCTAATTAAAAAGGTTATAATTAAGGGGGATAATTAAACCCCCCTTAATATTATATTTTAAGTACTATTATGCGTAGGTAACTTTTTGTGTTTCAGCATCACCATGACCGTCACAGTCAGCAGTTACAGCAAATACTCTAACGACAGCATTTATTGCTCCTGTTGCTATAACTAAATCAAGGGTTTCCGCTGCAGCACAGTATCTGAAACCTATTGAGGTTGTT